TTTTTTAGCTAGACGAGCTTTTTTGCGTTTGTGGATTTTCATAGCTCTTTTGATTTGTTTTTTAAGAACTTTTTCGCTTTTGTATACACGTTTACTTCCCCGTTTTACGGTAGCTTTTACACCGTATTTCTTAGCTTGCTTTCTCAAAGCTTTGCTTGGTTTTTTAACTACTTTATGGGTAGTTTTTCGTGATGTTTTGCGTCGTCTTACAACTTTTTTCTTTCCGAATAACGATTCTAAGAAACTTTTTGCCATTTTGCTTTTGTTATAGTTATGCACAATAAAATAAATTTGAAATAAATTGAAATTAATTAATTTTAAATTGATGAATTCCAAATGAAATCTAACTATTTTGTTTTTTCTTCTTTGAACTATTAAAATTTTCATCATTCTGTGAAAACGAGAATCTTCTCTCTTTTTTAGCATCTGATTCCTCTTTTGTATTTTTTAGTGTTTCGTTAATTATTTCTATTTGACGTCCTAAAGTTTGAATATGCATTTCTAATTTTGAAGAGATAGTGTCATCTTGAACGTAAGTATCTCTTAAATTTTTTACACCTGCATTTGCTTGAACTAAAACTACTCTTATATCATCTAAAAATTTAGAAGGTGGTATTTTAATATATATATCTTTTGGATCATCATATCCATTATTCACATCCATTACAGCTTTTTCTATAAGATTAGATGAACATGTTAGAACTTTTTCAATTTTATTACCTGTTGAAATTCTAGAATCTCCCCTATACCATCTCCATAAAGGTTGTAAAAAAGTTGTATCGTCCGAGGATATATATTTCTCTTTAGTGTTTATTTTCTTACCTTCTTCTATTTTACCTAATGTTCTTAAATCTACCAGTAAATTTTTCGTACATTCGATGGAGCACATTTACTAATAGTAATGAAAATAAAACTAAAATAAAATCGTACGATTTTGGTTATTTACTTGATTACAGTATTCTACATTTTCTTTAAATTTTTTTATAAAATCTGATATAAACTCTTTTTTGAAATTTTTATTTAATAAAAATTCATTTAGTTTATTTTCATTAAAGTTCACTGTTTTTACTAAATTAAAATTGTTATTGTTATTTTCATTTTTAAAAATTTGTCTAGCTTTATTATATGGGTATATTTTAGGAATATCATAATCTCCCTTAATTTCTTCCAAAACGTTTTCTATTGTTTTGTATTTCAAAATAAGATCATATGCTGAGGAGTGACCTAATTTCGGTATAGATGGACAATAATCGCACCCACAAAGTATACATAAATCAACAAATTCTTCATAATTCATTTTAAACCCCTCTAATACAAGAGAAAGATTAATAACAGAAAAAGTGTTTGGGTGTCCTGAATTACTTCTTAAGACATTTTCACATCCTAAAACCAGAGCATCTGTATCATCAGTGAAAGTGTAATTAACTATACCTTTTTTTTGTAAATAAGCACACTCGGACTCTGCTTCACCTTTAGATGTAATAACTTGAAACCCTAATATTTCTAATAAATATTTTGATTCATCTCTATGTTCCTTTGTTATATCTATAAGCTGTTTATTTAATTTTTTAATCTCTTGTGTGTTTTCGTAAGATGTTACGTTATCGTTTAATATTTTTATTTTATTTAATAATTTCTTTCTCTGGAAATTCCTTTTATTTAAAACATCTTTTTTTTCAGGTGGAGGTTTTCCATCTATTACAAAAATAGGAACGATACCGTATGTTACATACCTTAAACATTTATATAAAAACCCAGTTATATGACAATTTGGATTTTTATGAGAAAGGTATCTAAATTTATACAAAAGAATACTTGTATCTATAGCAATAACTGCATTCTTAAAAAAATTAAATTTATAAACAGTTATAGATTTAGGTGAATGTTTTTTAATTAAAGTTGTCAGTCCTCTTATTCCCATTGTTATTAATAATAATAATAAATATACAACATAATAAAATCTAACAATTTCCCTAGTCTTCTTCTTCGTCGTCGCTTTCAGAAACGTGTCTAGATTTTCTTGTTACAGAAAAAGGTATCGTAACTTCATTTTTCTTTCTGATTTTTTCTTTCTGTTTTTCATATTTTGGGTGAGTTTCAATACCTTGTTGTCTATAACTTAAAACCTCGTTCCAAAAAGTTTCTAATGTAGGTAAAACAGAAGGGAACCATTCGGGGTCTCTATCAAAATGAATAACATTGAGTATCATATCTCCTCCTGTAAGACTTGCTGGTTTATATTCTATAAATACAGCTTTATCTAAACTAGCTATTTCCATATTCATTTTAATTTGTGATATATAATGTTGCGGTATTTTACCCATCTCTATTTTTCGGTATAATGGACATTTTACTTCTATTACAATACCATCGTGTGTAATATCATCAGGTGATCCTCCTAACCAACTAATTGTCGGATGAGGGAGTAATCCAAAACTTAAAGTTTTCTTATTGTACAATCTACAATAATGTTCTATAGCCTCATCTTCGTATTTTTGTCCATGCCGTGTTGCTACATTCCCTTCAAAAGGTGTAGCCATACCGTTTTTTTTAAATAAAACATCATTAGGTTTTTGGTAAACATTTTTTCCTAATATTGTATCAACGTCGCTTGATGTAAGTTTGTCTTTTCTTAAAGCAAACCATTCAGGTGATCTTTGTTCGTGTTGTGGTAGTTCTAATAACTTCTTTACTTGTGGATGAATTTCGTCCATTGATTGTCTTTATTAATTAAAGTTATAGTTCTTTAAATCGAATTAAGATAATTCTCGATAAGTGAAATAATATCTAATGTTTCGTTCATTTGTTATTATTATACTTTTCCTTGTAAATTTTGTTGTTACTTATAGTTAATTATTCTTCGAATATTTTTTGTGAAATAAATGCTTTCTTTTTTGAAGACCAAACTAAACCCATACCATCCTCTAATTTATCTAACTCTATTTTTAGAGGTAATCCTACATCCCCTTTTGGCCCCTTCGGGCCACGTTCCCCTACACCTGTATCCCCTTTAGGACCTTCTTTCAATTTCAAGGTTGACACCTCCTCTTTTAGAGATTCAATCTCTTTTTTTAAATCAGTCAAAATGCTATAATCAAAACCTGCAGAAGATGTTTCATTGTGAGACTGTGTGTCTTTTCTTCCTCTTCTAACAACTGACATTATTTTATAATATATATAATTATAATTTAAATTAATTTTACACGCATAAAAACAGGAAAAATTATAAAAATACTTATAAATAATGAATTTCACTGATAAAAATCCTGAGATATTGTTAATAAGGGGGAAATATAAAAACAAAAGAACTAATAAAATAGTTAGCTCAAAAACAAATGATAAAATTAAAAAATTAGGAATTCCACCAGCTTATAAAAGAATGTGGGTCTCTAAAAATAATAAAAGTAATATCCAGATTGTAGCTGAAGATAAAACTGGGAAAAAACAATACTTCTACCATAAAAATTGGATAAATGATCAGTCTGATAAAAAATATAAAAAAATGTATAAATTTATGATAAAATTACCTTTATTTTTAAGAACAATTTCTAAAGATTCTAAATACATTAACCTGTCATCTAAAAATTATTCAAAATTTTCAAAAAAAAGAGTTATGGCTAACATGTTTAAAATTATGAAAATAACACATATAAGAATAGGTAATAAAAAATATACAGGAACAGGGTTATCTACAATGAAAAAAGAGAATCTGAAGTTAAATAAAGGAAACTTAATCAATTTTACATTTAAAGGGAAAAGTGGTGTTAACCATTCTATAAAATTTAAGGATAAAAATTTATTTGATTTTTTGAAAGAGATAAAAAATGTACAAAACGATTGGCTTTTTGTACATTCCTCAGGTGAGTCTTGTTATAGAGTAGACTCTACAGATATGAATAAATATCTTCAATCTGTTATGGGAGAAGAGTTTACATGTAAAGATTTTCGTACATACGCAGCTAATCAGATATTTCTAAAGTATCTTATGTCTATAGAAATAAATAAAACAACACAGACACATTTAAATAAGAATATATCCATAGCTTTAGAAAAAACAGCTAAAAAAATGGGTCATAATAAATCTACATCTAAAAATTCATATATAGATAACAAGATTATAGATGAATATCTTAAAGATCCCTTTAAAATTAAAAAAGGGAAGGTTGAGAATATTCTTATTAAAATATTTAAATAATTTTTTCTATATCTTCAGGTTTTATATCTTTCCATTCTGAATTACAATAATAATTTGGCTGTTGATCAATTACCTTTTTGTAATCAATTTTAAATCTTTTTTTATTTTTACATTTATCTATAGCTTTATATATCTGTTTTATACTTTTAGTTGCATCCATTTTACCCCAACCACAACACATTGCAGGTATAACTAACAAATTTCCAGAACAGATTAAGTTTTTTCTGTTTAATTCATTAAAAACAGCAACCATTGAATAATATGCATTTCTTGTTTTACTAACATCTTGAGGTAATAACATTGTAGGAGAACTTACAAGGTAATCCCTTTTATTACATTTTGTAACAAACGCTTTACCTATAGGAAGATACATTTTTCCAACTTTACTTATTTTACCTTCAGAATTCAATCTACGTTTTATTTTCTTCTCTATACCAGGAAACATTACCGTAGAATAAGCTAAGTCTATTCCACCATCCATAAACAAGAGCGAATTCGCACAAGACAAATAAAACACCTTCTCGTATTTTTCGTCGGGTACGAATTCTTCAACTTTTCCTAAATATGTATCGTATCCTTTTTCTTTAGCACAATTAATCCACTCCTCATTTAAACCTAAGAAAACGTAATTCATTTTATACTAAACTAAAACAAAATTTTATTAGTTTATTTACGAGTTTTTCGTTTCGTGCTTTTTCTTACATAAGGGTAGGGAGAGACAACTGAGTTTGGAAATTCACCATACTGTCTTCCTCCCATAATAGGAGGAGTTCCGTATTTAGAAGATGGTTTCCAGTTCCCTTGATAAGGATATCTACCCATTTTTGAAGGGTTTGCACATTCTTGTCCGTCGCACCATCCAGCATGTACATTATCTAATCTACCAAATCTTGTTTTTGTTGATTTTTTCTTTTTTGTTTTCCTTTTAGGTGTTTTTAATTGAGAATCAATTTTTCTAAGTTTCTTTTCTTCAGATTTTAGTTTTTTCTTAAGAGAAGAAATAAGTTTCTTAGATTTAGTTTTCCTTTTTTTGAGTTGTATTACCTTTTTTGTTTGTGTTTTTTTCCCGAATTTTGATCTTGGAACTTTTACCGAGCCTGGATGAATTAAGGACATTAATTGATCTGTTCTTAACATGTTGCGTTTTAATTATACGTTATATAAAAATTTCAAAAAATTAATAATATAAAAAAATAAAGCAATTAATTAATAAATAAATAAAATGGAAGAACTTACAGATAAACTAAATTCTGTGAAATTAGGAGATCACCCTACTTATAATGTTAAGATTAGAGAGAAATGTTATTTTTTATTTTTAAATAATTTCACAAAAATTATACCTGAAAAATTTGGAGATGAATACATATTTCCTTCTCCTCAAAAGATGGCTCAGAACATAGAAAAAAGTTGTTATAATCTAGCTTTTAAATCTGTAAAAAAACCTAGTTGGAATAATAAACTTTTTAAAAAAAATTACTATATAGGAGCAATGAAAGTATCTGCAAATATAACTTATACCCCTAACTCTTTACATGTTTTGGATTGTGTCAAAAATAAAATTTGGAAACCAAGAGAATTAGTATATCTAACACACGACGAACTAGCCCCTGAAAAAGCAAAGACACGAGAAAGTATATATAATGATTTTATTCTAAGCAGATGCAACGGAAAAGGGATGGGTGACGAGAAAGAGGTAGGAGACGGAATGTTCACATGCAGAAGATGCAAATCTAATAAAACAGAACATACACAGAAACAAACACGTAGCTGTGACGAGCCTATGACGATATTT